CCTGATTCGCTTTGATGGCGTCACGCTGCCATTTCAGCAGAAGATGACCGAGAACGAATGGGGAATGTCGGTTGTAGAGCGTATCTGGGATCGTCTTACCGCGTTCGACAGCGCTACTGTCGGCGCGGCGCAGCTGGTCTACAAGGCGCATCTGCGCACCTACAGCGTGGAGAAGCTACGCGAGCTTATCGCACTTGGTGGTCCTGCGTATGAAGCGTTGCTGAAGAATATCGACCTGATTCGACAGTTCCAGAGCAATGAAGGTATGACACTCATGGACTCGCGGGATAAGTTTGAAACGCATCAGTACAGCTTCAGTGGTCTGGATGACATCCTTTCGCAGTTTGCAGAACAGATTAGTGGCGCTGTTGGTATCCCACTGGTGCGGTTGTTCGGACAGTCCCCGAAAGGATTTTCTACCGGCGATGCAGACCTTGCCAACTATTACGACCGGGTAAGCTCGTTACAGGAGAGGCGTTTACGTCTTCCGGTGCGGCGGATACTGGACATCATGCATCGTTCGGAGCTTGGCAAGCCGCTGCCGGACGATTTCACGTTTGAGTTTAACCCGCTCTGGCAAATGTCTGATGTCGATCGCTCAACGGTGGCGTTAAACACTACCAACGCAATCAGTACGGCGCTGGGTGATGGTCTGATGACACTGAAAGCCGCTATGACTGATTTGCGCGAAAATTCTGACGTAACCGGCATCGGGGCATCCATTACCGACGAGGACATCGAGAATGCCGAAGATGAAGCGCCGCCCGGCATCGGCGAATCTGATGACGAACCGCAGGAACCGTCAGGCGGAAATCCGCTATCGAACCAGCCTACGCAGGATAGCGCGGGCGGTCGGAGACATCGTAAATGGTCGCTACGATGGTTCAAATGACAGTATCACGGAAATTATTGAGGCGCTGGAACGCTACAGTGAAATCATCACCCCCTGGGCGACAAAGGTCGCGGAAAACTTTACTGCGGACCTAACCCGGCAGAACGAGAAAGTTTGGCGGCAACACAGCAAGAACATCAGTCGCGAGCTCCGCAATCTTGTGGAAAGCGCTCCTGTGGGCCAGGTGATGCAATCCATCATCGCCGAACAGGTCAAGTACATCAAATCGCTCCCCCTCGAGGCGGCTGACAGGGTGTACGACATCCAGAATCGGGCGACAGAAGCTGTTGTGACCGGTGGGAGAGCAGAATATTTTGCTAAAGAAATAGCCGCATCGGGTGATATAGCAAAGTCCAGAGCTGACCTGATTGCCCGTACTGAACTTGGACGTGCAACCGGCGCGCTGGATCAGGCGCGTGCGCTGTCAATTGGTTCGAATGGTTATATCTGGCGTACAGCCGAAGATGGTGACGTCAGGCATTCTCATCGGGAAATGGAAGGTAAATTTGTCGAATGGGGCAAACCTCCAACGCTTGACGGCATGACAGGTCACGCTGGCGAGCTCCCGAATTGTCGCTGTTATAAAGAAATCGTTTTTCCCACCTCCCAATCTTATCCCGCCTGAATCGCAGGTAACACATGAAATATTTTTTCAATACCCGGCTGGGGGAAACCCGCTATCAGCTGGCTGACGGCTCGTTGCTGTGCAGAGACGTGCCGATAGGACGAACAGGTAAGCAGCTCTATGGTGCTGATGACCTGCCAAAACTGAAACCCGATAAGTTCGGTGAAATAATCGTCACGCGTTCTCCTGAGCAGGTATTCCATCCGGCCACGCTTGCCTCATTCGAAGGGATGAGCATCACGATTCTGCATCCTGAAGATGAAAACGGGAATGTGCGGCTGGTAAATCCCGAGAACTGGAAAGAGCTTGCTGTCGGGCACCTCCAGAATGTCCGGCGCGGGACGGGTGAGCAGTCTGATTTGATGCTGGCTGACCTTATCGTCAAAGACGAAAACGCCATTCAGCTTATCGAAGATGGCCTGCGCGAAGTGTCGTGCGGCTATGACGCGGAGTACGAGCAGACCGAGCCAGGTAAAGCTGAGCAGGTCGATATTACCGGAAACCATGTGGCTCTTGTCCCTAAAGGCAGAGCCGGAAATCGTTGTGCAATTGGAGACAGAGACACAATGGCAAATCAAAAGAAAAACTGGTGGAACCGCATGCGTGCGGCCATCAAGACAGGAGATGCCGACACCATGAACGAACTGGTGGAGTCGGCTCCCGCATCGGTTACAGGAGATGAGGGGGATTTGCCGCAGGGCGTTAATCTCAATATCAACCTGTCCCCGCAGCAACCACTACCGGACAAAGCACCAGAGATGGGGGGAGGCCCAACCGGCGACAGTGATGATGACCTCAAAACATTACTGAAAGCCCTGCTGGCTAAGCTGGAAGGAAATGCCACGGGCGATAACGATAATAAGCCTGACGATAATCCGACCGGTGACGGCGAGGACGATGAAGAGGAAACCACGATTACTGGTGACTCAGCCTGGCGTGCCGAAGTTATTGTTCCGGGTATCGATCTGAGCCGTAAGATGAAACCGACCGCGTTCAAACGCGAGGTTCTGGCTTCCGCTGACAAAACGCTGGTTCGCCAGATAGTCGGTGATGCGGATATCCGCAAATTGCCGAAACAATCGGTCGACATGGCGTTTAATGCCGTGTCTGAGATTGCCAAAGGGCGAAACACCCGCGCCACCACCGGCGATGCACAGCGCCTAAACATGGGCATGACCAGTATCGCTTCCCTGAACAAACAAAACGCTGAATTCTGGGCAAACCGTAAAGGGTAAAAAATGAATAATGTATTTCTGTACCGGATGCCTGTTGGTATTGCCGGGGCTGTCTCTCGCCCGCAGGACTTAACCGTCGAACCGGTGGTCCTTAAATCCGATAACGCCTTCGCTGCCTATGGGCTGGCTGGTAAATACGATGATGACGGTTTTTTCGTGCCGCTGGCAGATGGTGATACCGCAGACAAGGTGAAGGGGATCTACGTGCGCCCTTATCCGACCACGTCGCAGCCGGACATGGTTCGCCAGGTGGGAACAGGCAAGAACTTCCCGGGCGACGCCATGAAGCGTGGCTACGTGACCGTTAATCTCGGTTCTGATTTTGATGCCAGCACTATCAAAAAAGGCGACCCGGTATACGTTGTCGTCTCCACTGATGAATCCATCAAAGTGCCGCTGGGTGGATTCATGTCCACGTCAGTCAGTGGCAAAAATGTGGTGCTGACCAACGCTGAATTCACAGGTGCCGGTGATGCTAACGGCAATGCAGAAATTTCCTGGAAGATTTAAGGAACAGACGAATGATTACTTTTGATCAGGCAACCGTTGACAGCTCTGGTGCCTTTCTCATCGGGGAGCTGGAGCGACTCGACCAGACGCTGAACCTGCCACTGGTGGGGTACACCTGGACCCGCGATATTCAGTTGCGTGAAGATGTCTCTATCGCAGATGACATTTCCAGCTGGACGAATACCAGCTTCGCCGCTGCGGGTACTGGTGCAAATCCGAATGGCAAAAACTGGGTAGGCAAAGACTCAACCGCTATTGCTGGCGTGAACGTGGATACCGGCAAATCCGGTAACCCGCTGAACCTGTGGGGGATGGAACTTGGCTGGACGGTCATAGAATTGCAGGCTGCTCAGCAGGTCGGCCGCCCGATTGATACGCAGAAGTATGACGGGATGCAACTGAAATGGCAGATGGATAACGATGAACAGGTATATGTTGGCGATTCCGCATTAAACCTGAAAGGCCTTGTTACCCTGGACGGCGTGCCTGTCAACAACGCTGCCAAAACGTGGGCAACCTCAACACCGGACGAAATCCGCGCAAGCATTAACCAGGTGCTGTCTGATGCGTGGGCCGCTTCTGGTTACTCTGTGGTCCCGCGTGATTTGCTGATCCCGCCTGAACAGTTTGCTCTGTTGTCCAGCATCATCGTTTCATCTGCGGGTAACCAGTCCCTGTTGACGTACCTTCAGACCAACACCATCAGCTATCACCAGAACGGTGTTCCGCTGAATATCCGCGCGGTTAAATGGCTGAAAGGCCGTGGTGTGGGGAATAAGGATCGCATGGTTGCGTACACCAACGATAAAAAATACGTCCGCTACCCGCTGGTTCCGCTTCAGAGCGTGCCGGTGCAGTATCGCGGCCTGTATCAGATCGTCACTTACTACGGCAAGCTGGGTGCAGTCGAGCCAGTGTATAAAGAAACTCTGTCCTATGTGGACGGTATCTGATAACCAGAATGGCCCCGAAAGGGGCCTGAAGGAAACTGAAATGGCGAAAGAAAAGCTGGTTACCATCCATGTTCACACCCCGTTTACGCTGACGCTCGGCGATCAGTCAAAACAGGAGTTTGGCCGGGGACGGCATAACGTACCGGAAGAGGTCGCGTCGCACTGGTTCACCCAGGCGCACTCTGAGCTTTCCGAAAGCGTGATTAGCGACACCGATGATCTGCAACCCATTATCGACGGCCTGCAAGCGCAGATTGCCGACAAAGATAAGCTGATTGCCGATCTTAAAGATGCATTGCTCAAACTGCAGGAGCAGAACGACAGCCTGCAGGCGCAGATTACTGCCGCCCGGACTGGCGGTAATGGGGCTAAAGATGTCAAAGAATCAAAGTCTGCCAGCGGTAAGTGATTTTCGCCGCGACTTCCCGCAGTTTGCTGACCCGGCAAAATATCCCGACGCCCAAATCGGGTTCCGTCTGAATCTGGCCGATGAACTGCTGAGCGAAAATGTCACCGGCAAAAAGTTGTTTCCGTACTTTGCCGGGTTGTTCGTTGCTCACTACATGACGCTCTGGGCGGCTGACAGCAGAGCGATGCTGGCTGGTGGTCCGGGCGGTTCAACCAATGGTGTTCAGTCCTCAAAGTCCGTGGATAAGGTAAGCGTCAGCTATGACACCAGCGCGACGCTGAATCCTGATGCAGGTTTCTGGAATAACACCCGATATGGCGCTGAATTTTATCAGTTGATCACGATGTTCGGTGCAGGCGGTCGCCAGCTATGAGTTTCAAAAGCGGTGTAACAACGAGGGTGGATAACGCTAAGGCCATTCTGGATGCGCTCAGGTCGTTAACCAAAAAAGATGTGCTGGTCGGCATCCCTTCGGAAGACAGCGAACGGGATGATGTTCCGTTTGGTAATGCGGGCATCGGTTACCTCAACGAATACGGCTCACCAGAGCAGAACATCCCGCCACGACCTCACCTGGTCCCCGGCGTTAAATCGGCAGAAGAGCAGA